TTCTTTTGATCCACTGCCAGCAGATTGGTACAAGTGTGCGATCATCGACACTGAAGAACGTCAGACCAAGGCAATGACAGGATCATACTTGTTGCTGACCATTGAGGTGATTGAAGGTGCATATCAGGGGCGTCGAATCTTTGATCGCCTAAATCTGAACAATCCAAATCAGACTGCTGTTGAGATTGCTCAACGCGCTCTGGCATCGATCTGTCGATCAATCAATGTGCCAAATCCAAAGAACAGCGAGGAGCTGCGCGACAAACCATTGATGGTAAAAGTTGCCGTGCGGCCAGCAGAAAACGGCTACGATGCGTCGAATGACGTGAAGGGATATGACGCTGCGTCAGGATCTCCAGCTTCTGTGGCTGTGGCCGCAGAGCCTGTGGCTGCAAATGGTGCGGCAACGCCACCTTGGAAACGCTGAGTTCAGTTTTTGGGATGGGGCGCGTGTCGCCCCATTACATGAACAGAAGGAGAGTGAAATGAAAACACACAAAATTAGCCTGAAGCATTACTTCGATCACAAGGACAAATCGAAGGTTGCCTATGAAAAGCCATCAGATGACATCATCGAAATTCTGGATCAGGTTTTTCAAAAGTACAATTACAACTGGGTGAAGGATGATGCTTGAGTACATCGTTGTTCACACTGGTGTCGTGATTTTCCTAGCTTTGATTGGAGTGATTTCCTGATGGATCTTGAAGCATATGCAACGCCTGAAACTATTCAGGACATTTACAAACACTACCAAGCCAAGCGAAAGAATGAGCATCGACCTCACCTTGGCGGCAGTCAAATCGGTAATGAATGCAGCCGTGCGCTTTGGTATCAGTTCAGACATGCATGGACGCCTCTTTTCGAGGGGCGTCTTTTGCGTTTGTTTGAGACTGGTGATCGTGAAGAAGATCGCATTGTGTCGAACCTTCGTGCGGTTGGCGTGACGGTTTGGGAGCGAGATCCCGATACTGGCAAGCAAGTCAGGTTTGAGGCTTGCGGTGGTCACTTTGCCTTGTCGCTAGATGGCGTTGGGGAAGGTTTTAAGGAAAGCAAAAAGCCTCATACGCTTGAGTTCAAAACGATGAACGATAAGAATTTCAAGGCCACCAGAAACATGGGCGTTGAAAAGTCGAAGCCTATTTACTGGGCGCAGTGCCAGATTGGTATGCTTTTGGCTGGGCTGGATCGTTGTTACTTTTTTGCTGTGAATAAAAACACAGATGAAATGTATGGCGAGCGGATCAAGCTGAACAAGAAAGAGGCAAAGGGTCTGATCGATAAGGCTGAGAAAATTGTCTTTTCGACTTTGCCTCCAGATAAAATTTCTGGTGATGCCAGTGATTGGCGCTGCAAGTTTTGCCCATACTGGGCGATCTGTCATGGCTGCAAGATTCCAGAAGTTAGCTGCCGAACTTGCGCCCATGTGACACCAGAGAAGGATGGCACTTGGAGCTGCGCTTTGGGTAAGCCTGCCGTCACTTGTGATGATCATTTGTACATCCCACAGATCATGCCGAAGGATTTGGAAATGACTGACGCTGGTGATGACTGGGTTGAATATGAAGACTTGGATACTGGTGAGACTCTCCGCAATAATGGAAACAGTCGTGAAATATTTGAAGGGAGGATGCGCGATGGGAATGCGTGAACACTTGATGAAAGACGCCTTGGAAGAATTTATCGATAAGTTGCCAGATAAAATCACCTCCGAAGAAGTTGCATGGATGATTTTTAACATCCTTGGATCTCGCGGAAAGATCGAAGACTGGGGAATGATAAACAAACTCACGATTGCGAATATCGGGGAGTATTTCATTCATCAGGCATTTTCGATTGAAGAGTTGGCTGAAACAGAGGCGAAGATGTTTTTGGACAAAGTGGTTAAGGAGCATAAAGCAAAATGACTCTAAATAATGAAGAGGTATTAAATGTTCGTTTAAGTCGTTCAGAGATGTCAAAAGCTCAACAGATGTCAGCATTACGTTGGCAACTTGCCAGATCAAGTGGAGTAGTAAACCAACGCAGAGATAGTAGATCAGATGGAGATATTGATTTGCTAGGCATAAAATCTGAGATTGCAGTGGCAAAAGCATTACAGCTTCCATACCAAGCCACATCACTTGGGATAGATGATGGAGCAGATGTTTGGGTAGATGATGTTAGTATTGATGTGAAATCAACATTCTATCAAACAGGAAAATTACTTTTTAAATCATTGGAAGCCTTTGTCGCTGATTATTCAATTTTAGTAACTGCATCAGAGGAACAGGAAGTGATGCGAATTATTGGCGGCATGGGCAGAGACAGATTTAAATCAAATGCGGTTGAAACAGACTTTGGCAAAGGTCCGTGCTGGGTTGTTGAGCAAGATATGTTGACCCCAATAAAAGACGTTTGGTTTGGTTTTATACAATGGAGAATGCGGTAATGACTTTCGAACTTCGTGATTATCAGAAAGATGCCATTGACGGGCTGTACAATTACTGGGCGCAAAAGATGGGGGAAAACCCACTGATTGTTGCGCCGACTGGATCTGGCAAAACGGCGATCATTGCCAAGATGATCCAAGACGCCATGAGCTTTCCAAACACTAGGGTTCTGGTTTTGGCGCACGTTAAGGAGCTGCTGGAGCAGGGGGCGTCAGGTTTGAAGAAGCTGTACCCAGAGGCTGAGTTTGGCTTCTACAGCGCGTCTTTGAAGGAAAAGGATCTGACCAAGCCAATTACTTTTGGCGGCATCCAGAGCATTTACAAGCAAGCCTTTAACATGGTTCCAGCTCCAGACTTGGTGATCATCGATGAGGCGCACATGCTGCCGCCCAAAACGACCACACGCTATGGTCGGTTTATTGATGACCTGAAGCAGTGCAATCCAGACGTGAAGATTGTTGGGCTGACGGCCACGCCATACCGCTTGAGTTCAGGATACTTGCACAAAGGTGAAGGTGCGATCTTTGATGGCATTGCTTATGACATTCCTGTTACCATGCTTATGGATCAGGGATACTTGGCCCCAGTCATTAGTAAGGGTGGCTTAGAGCAGATCGACCTGACCAATGTGAAGAAGCGAGGTGGTGAGTTTGTCGAGAGTGATTTGGCTATTGCTGCGTCTGATCCTGAGTTGGTGCGTAAGACTGTTGAAGAAATTGTTACGCTGGGAGCCAACCGTAAAAGCTGGTTGATTTTTGCCAGTGGCATTGACCATGCGAATATGTTGCAAGATGCGTTTTTCGATAACATGATTTATGCTGAAGTTTTGACTGGTGAAGACAGCCAGAAAGATCGCGCATCAAAGATCGAAAGGTTTAAGAACGGTGAAACACAATGCTTGGTAAACGTGAATGTTTTGACCACTGGTTTCGATGCGCCGAATGTTGATTTGATTGGGCTGGTTCGAGCCACGGCATCGACAGGTTTGTATGTTCAAATCATTGGTCGCGGTACGCGGATCTATGAAGGCAAGGAAAACTGTCTGGTTTTGGATTACGGCCAGAACGTCGAGCGGCATGGGTTTATCGATAAGGTAAAGCCAGAGCGCGATAACCGGGGTGATGGGGATGGCGAAGCGCCGATCAAGACATGCCCGAAATGCCAGATGCATTTGGCTATTGCCTGTTTGATTTGTCCTGACTGTGGCCATGAGTTTCCACCACCTACATTGAACCATGCCAGCAAGAGTTACGATGGCGCGATGATTTCGACACAAGTAAAACCTGAATGGTTTGACGTTGAAAATGTGACTTACAGGCGCTGGCAGAAGGCAGGGAAGCCCGACAGTGTTCGAGTGACATATCACTATGGCTTTTTCAAAGAGATATCTGAATGGCTTTGTCCTGATCATGGTGGCTATGCCACGACCAAATACATGCAGCGCAGGGGGCAGCTTGGTGCGAAGGCAAAGACCACAAGCGAGGCAATGGATGAATGCCAAAGCTGGAGAAAGCCCAGCCGCATTCAAATAAAGCCTGATGGCAAATACGAAAGAATTGTGAGGTTTGATTATGAGAAACGTGAGAAGAAGGAAAACGTCATCCACGTTGATTTCAGTTTCGAGGACATACCCTTCTGAGCATGATGAACAGGTTGGATTTATAAATTGGTTTCGCACAAAGTTTCCCAAGGTTTTGATTTTTGCCATTCCAAATGGCGGTAAGCGATCAATAGGCGCTGGCAAAAAACTGAAGGCTGAAGGCGTTGTGGCTGGGATTCCTGACCTGTTCATTCCTAGCTGGGATATTTGGGTTGAGATGAAGCGTAAATCTGGTGGGCGACTTTCCCCCGATCAGAAGAAGATCATCGAATACCTTGAGAACGAAGGTTACAAAGTGATTGTCGCCAAAGGCGCGACAGATGCATCGAAACAAATAATGGAAGCAAAAGATAACTGGGGGAGGAAAGAATGAATTGGAAATATCACTGGACAGTTAGGGATGATGGGCTGCATATTTATGAAAATGGTCAGAGGATTGCGAAGATTGATCCTGATCATTTTAAACATTTAGTAGCTGAAATGGCAGAGCATGTAAGGTGGCAAGAAATGAAAAAGGAGAAAGGCGATGTCGGAAAAGAATAATTTAAAAGATTTGAGTATGTTTCAGTCGGCTCATGTTAGGTGGCTGAAGCAGCAGTTAAACAATCTCAAGGACATTAAGAATCGAAGGGAAAAGCCTTTGGGAATTGACCGCGAGATTTTTGCTGCTGACATGGAATTAACTGATTACATCAAGCAACTTCGGCGTCACGGCTATAGGGCATAAAATAATTTTGAAAAAAATGCATTGCCCCTATTGTAATCTATGACAAGTGTCACCATATATATAATATAGAGAGAGAGGAAATCGAAATGACACACACAGTTAAAAAAATCGAAAACGGCCACTACGAGTATCGCGGATATAAAATTGAAAAGCTGCAAGATTACCCAGAGTATGACTGGAGAATCTTTGATGCAGATGGCGAGTGGGAAAACACATTTACTACAAAACGTGATTGCATCCATTGGCTGGACGCTCGCGCCAAGTATCAAGACATGATGTCATATAGAGTGGGAGGATAATTGATATGAGATTGTACATGAACAACAAAGGC